CTGGGCAACCAGTTCAAGCAGGCGCTGCTATCATAGGACCAACAGTTAAAGGTCCTGTTGAAAAACCAACCCTAGTAACTTCTTATTCAAATTTTCAAACGTTGTTTGGAGATTCTTTTGTTAGCGGTGGTAATTCATATTCATATTTAACTTCAATTGCTGCTTACAATTATTTCAATTACGGTGGTACTTCATTGATAGTTGCTCGTGTTGTAACAGAATCAGCTAACTGGACTTCAGCTCAAAGTACTACAATTGCTAATTATTTCACCTCAGCTTCGTTTGTTTTAGAAACTATCTCGGAAGGAGTTATAATGAACAATTCCGGTTCTAACATGTTAGGAAATAATGGAGCTTTAAACTCAGGTTCGGCTGAAAACCTTCGTTGGGAAGTTACAAATTCAAATACTGGATCTGGTACATTTAACGTATTAGTTAGACGTGGTAATGATATAACTAACAATAAAGTTGTATTAGAAGCATGGAATAATTTAACACTAGACCCAAATTCTCCACGTTATATCTCCCAAGTAATTGGAGATCAAAAACTCCAATACAACTCAGCAACTAATCAAATGGATGTATCTGGAAGTTATCCAAATAATTCAAGATATATTCGTGTAAACGCAGTAAATTATCCTACTCCAAATTATTTTGATGCTAATGGAGTTGCAATCCCAGCGTATACTGCCTCTATCCCAGTAAATGGAAGTGGCTCAGCAGGTGGTTCATTTACAGGTGCTACAGGAACTGTAAGTAATACTATTAATTTATACGATACTATTTCAACAAATACTCAAGGATTAGTAGGTGCTAGTTATAATAACATGATTGCATTGCTTGGTAACCCTGAAGCATACCAATTTAACTTACTATTCACCCCAGGATTAATAGATGATGTTGCAGGGCATACTTCTCAAATTACTACTATTATTACTAATACAATTGCTAGAGGTGATAATATGTTTGTAGTAGATTTATCTTCATATGGAAGTAATGTTACTCAAACAACAAATCAAGCTCAAAGTAGAAATACATCATACGCTGCAACATATTGGCCTTGGGTTCGTATTATTGATCCTTCAACAGGAAAACATGTTTGGGTTCCTGCTTCAACAGTAATCCCAGGTGTTTATGCATTTAATGATAGAGTATCTGCTCCTTGGTTTGCACCTGCAGGTATTAACCGTGGTGGTTTATCTACAGTATTGCAAGCAGAATTAAAGTTAACTCAAGGTAATAGAGATACTTTATATGCTAATAATGTTAACCCAATTGCAACATTACCAAAACAAGGTGTTGTAGTATACGGACAAAAAACATTACAAAAAGAACAATCAGCTCTTGATCGTGTAAATGTACGTCGTTTGATGATCGAATTGAAAAATTATATTCGTCAAATTGCAGATACAATAGTATTTGAACAAAACACAATTCAAACTAGAACTTCATTTGTATCGAGAGTTAACCCATATTTAGAAGCTATCCAACAAAAACAAGGATTATATGCTTATAGAGTAGTAATGGATGAATCAAATAATGGACCAGCAGTAATCGATCAAAACCAACTAGTAGGTCAAATTTATATCCAACCTACTCGTACAGCTGAATTTATTTCTTTGGATTTTGTCTTATTACCAACAGGAGCTGAATTCCCAGGATAAAAAATAAAAGTACGGATATTTATAACAAAATTAAAATAGAAAACAAATGGCAATTTTAAATCCAAACGAAATATTTTACACAGCGTTTGAACCAAAACAATCAAACCGTTTTATCCTTTATATGGATGGAGTTCCTTCATATTTAGTAAAAGGAGTAGGAGCTGTTTCCTTAACCCAAACAGCAGTTGCTCTTAACCATATCAACATTCAGCGCTATGTAAAAGGAAAAACCATTTGGAACACCATCCAGTTTACAATGTATGAATCAATTACACCTTCAGGTGCTCAAGCAGTAATGGAATGGGTACGTTTAGGACATGAATCAGTAACGGGTAGAGATGGTTATTCAGATTTCTATAAGAAAGATATTACCTTTAACGTTTTAGGTCCTGTAGGTGATATCGTTTCTGAATGGATTATTAAAGGAGCAGTTATTATAGAAGCTAACTTTGGAGATTATAGCTGGGATGATGATGGAACACCAGTAAACATCACAGTTACTGTTCAACCTGATTACTGTATCTTGAACTACTAAGAACAAAACAACAAAATATACAAAAGCTCCAAAGAAATTTGGGGCTTTTACTTTCTTTTAATATGTTAATGTTATGAAAAATTTTAAAGTACTTTTATTTACATTGTTGACTAATTTTATTTATAGTCAATATTGTCCTTTTTTAGGACCTGATCAATATTTACCTTGTGGTACAAACACAACAACTTTAACCGCGGATTTAAGCCAATGTGCTGCAGGTAATAACCCCAATCAAACTACAAATTATAGCGTTTCTAATATACCTTATGTGCCACAAGTTAATACTGGTGCTTTAGTTGGCTTAGGAGATGATTCACAGTCTGGTACATTTAATATTGGTTTTACATTTTGCTTTTATGGACAAACATATACACAGTTTCGAATAGGGAGTAATGGTTGGATATCTTTTGGACCAGGAGCACAACCATTTACATTTTCTTCTTTAGCAATTCCAACAGCAAATGCTGCAGTTCCAAAAAATTGTGTTATGGGTCCTTGGCAAGATTGGCATCCTGGAATAGGAGGACAGGTACGTTACCAAACATCAGGTACAGCACCATGTAGAAAATTAACAGTAAGTTGGGTTGGTGTGCCTATGTTTTCATGCACTAATTTACAAGGGACATTTCATATTGTAATATATGAATCAACTAATTATATTGAAAGTTACATTGCTAATAAACCAAATTGTCCCCAATGGGCTGGAGGAACATCAGTACATGGTATTCATAATGCTGCAGGAACTCTAGCAGTTACAGTCCCTGGTAGAAACTCAACACAGTGGACAACTACAAATAATGCATGGAAATGGACACCAAATGGTCCTACAGTTATACCAACACTTACATGGTACCAAGTAGGTAATCCTGTTCCAATTGCAGCTGGTGTAAACCAAATTACAGTTACTCCTCCTGCTCAAGGGGCAAATTATACATGTCATTTAGAATATCCTACTTGCAATGCAGGGTGGTCAACTTGTAATGCTGGGGTTGGGTTAGGTCCTGATACCGTATTTGTACAACCAGGCCCACCAACATTAAATCAACCAAATTTTGTAACAGTAAATCCACTTTGTAATGGAGACTGTAATGGATCTATTACAGTGAACCCAACCAACGGAACTGCACCATTTAACTATGTTTGGACTACTGGACAAAACACCCAATTAATTAACAATTTATGTGCAGGAGCCTATACAGTGACAATTACAGATGTTAACAACTGTACTGTAACAGCAAATACTTCTTTAATTGATCCCCCTATTTTGCAATTACCATTAATGGCAGCAAACAACCCAGTTTGTTTTGGAGATTGTAATGGCAATGCAATAACAAACCCAATTGATGGTATTGCTCCATATACTTATTTATGGAATAATGGCCAAACAACTCAAACTGCAACCAATTTATGTGCCGGAATATATAATGTAACAGTAACAGATGCAAACGGATGTCCTGCTTCAAATACTATCGCTTTAGTAAACCCACCAATGGTAGTAGTAGGAAACATCACCTCATTAGATACAATATGCTATTTATCCCCTAATGAAACATACTCTGTCCCAAGTTTAGGTGTAGGATATTCTTATAATTGGTCAAGTATAGGAAATATCACCTTAGGTCAAGGAACTAACAATATTTCAGTAAATTGGTCTACTTTACCTGCAGGATTCATACCTGGAGCTGTTGATGTTATAGCGATAAACCAAAACGGTTGTGCAAGTTTACCACAAGATGTTAATATTTATATTTTAAACGTTTTACCTACGATAGATTCAATTGTTCCGCTATGTGACTATGATAATTGTGTAACATTAACTGGAAGTCCTATTGGAGGAACATTTACAGGTAATGGTGTAAATGGAAATTTATTTTGCCCTTCCCCTTCTATTGCAGGTAACAATACAATAACATACACTTATGTACAATCAAATTGTACTTTTGATACTACTCGCTCAATAACCGTTTATCCTAGACCTTCTATTTCACAAATTCAAAACGATTTAGGAAATTTAACATCTGAATTTATAGAATTATGTGAAGGGGATAGTATAGGTAGAGTTTATAGTGCAACTTCTTTAGGTGGAGGTAGCGTAGCATGGATTCTAAACCAAGACAGTATTGCAAATCCTACATTACCTATTTCATGGAATAGTTTTGGAACATTTACATTTTCGGCTGTAGCATATGAAAACGGATGTGTATCTTACCCTGTATCATTTGCAACAACTATTCAAAGATGTCCTGAAGAACTAATTTATATCCCAAACACATTTACTCCCAATGGAAATGAATATAATAACTCATGGCTCCCAGTATTTACTTCAGGATTTGATCCTGCTGATTTTTATTTAACCATTTATAATAGATGGGGAGAAAAAATATTTGAAAGTTATAATAGTGCTGCTGCTTGGGATGGAACGTATAATAATACAATATGTCAAGATGGTATTTATACTTGGATTATCCTATACGGAGATAAAAATACAGATAAAAAAACATTAATTAAAGGAAGTGTAACCCTTATTAGATAGTATAATATTTATAATAGTATGAAACTGAACCACTTACGTACTTTAGTTAAAGAGGAACTTAATAAAAAGTTAAACGAAGAATACCAAGACAAATTCAAAATGACTGGTATGCTTATTACCAACATTAAACGACGCCCTCAAAAAGAAATATTTTCAGATATCCGTTCACTCCCAGGAATTACAATAGCATCTGTAAAAGAACCTATGGATTACAGTGAACAAAACACAGAAAAATTTCAATCGATCATGACTGTTAAAGTTGATGGTTATCCTTGGATTACAAAAGGTGGATTTGATCGTACAAAAATGGAAGACATACGCAAAGCAATATTAAAAATAGAAGGAGTTTTATCATATAATGTAAATCCTGATAATATTTCTACTCTTTAATATATGTATATAAGACAAATAAGTTATAATAAATAAAAATTATGGAAGAATCAAAATTTAAAATGCCAACGGAAACCGTTGAATTACCATCTAAAGGTTTACTTTATCCTGAAGGATCTGAATTAGCAAAAGGTACTATTGAAGTTAAATATATGACCGCTAAAGAAGAAGATATTCTTACCAACCAATCATATATTAGAAACGGTACTGTATTAGATAAATTAATTAAATCATTAATTGTATCAAAAATCAACTACGATGATTTGTTGATTGGAGATAAAAATGCAATCATGGTTGCTGCCCGTATTTTAGGATATGGTTCAGAATACACCTTTAATTATTTAGGAGAAACCCATACAGTTGATTTATCACAAGTTGAAAATAAACCACTTAAAGAAGAATTATTTTCAAACCATGTAAATGAATTTACATTTACTCTTCCTAAATCAAAAAATACCATTACATTTAAACTTTTATCTCATAAAGACGAACAAGATATCACACGTGAATTAGAAGGTTTAAAGAAAATTAATAAAGATGCTTCCCCTGAACTTTCTACTCGTTTAAAATACACAATCACCTCAGTAGAAGGGATGAGAGATAAAAAAGATATACGAGAATTTGTCGACAATGCCTTCTTAGCCCAAGATTCACGGGCATTAAGAGAATATATTCGTGAGATTCAACCAGATGTTGATCTAACTTTTTTTCCCGACGGAAGTGACGATAGAATCAATATCCCAATTGGGGTTAGCTTTTTTTGGCCTGACCTATGATACAATCCCCCAAACTAGGGCTGCTATATTTTCACAAATACACGAAATAGTTTTTTACGGAAAAGGAGGATACGATTGGAACACAATCTACAATATGCCTATTTGGCTTCGCCGTTTTACTTTTTCAAGAATCCAAGATCATTATACTGAAGAAAAAGAATCTTTAGAAAATAAAGGAAAAAGTGGTGGAAATAAAACAGTAATTAATTCTGATGGCACGATAAAAGCTCCTGAATTGCTTCAAAAAGCATTACAAAGTAAAAATGTCCCTAAATATAGCTAAAAATATTGATATTCGATATTTATAACAAAATCATTTAAATGGCTGACGATAAGGCAATAAAAGAAGTTGAAGCAAAACTTAAACGACTTAAATCTCAACTAGATGATGTAACTAAACAATCTTTAGACAGAGTTATACAATCTTTAAATAGTGGTGGAGCTGGAATTGAAGAATGGAATAAACAATTAGATATATTCCAAGATCAAGCAGATAAAGTATCTGATTCATTAAATTATATAGCAAAATCTTTTAAAGATTCAGTTAATGAGTTATCAACTCAAAATAAATATCTTTCATCTTCTAAAAGCATACTTAATAGTATAAGTAAAACAGCACAAGAAGCACTTTCTGTTAGAAAAGGAGAAACATCTATAGATAAAAAAAGTTTACAAGCTGCTAAGGATAAAATCCAATCCCAACAAAGACAACTCCAATTGGCCATCGATCAAGGGGGTTTAAACCAACAACACCAAAATGAAATAGAAAATACTATCAAATCACTTGAAGAGTATAAAAATGGACTTGAAGGTGTTCTCAATACCCATAAAGATATTAATAAACAATTAGGATTTTCCCCTCAATTAGCCGCAGGGTTAGACAAATCTTTAGGTAAACTTGGTATTCCAAATTTAGGAATTTCTGATGCTTTAGATCAAACTCATAAATTAGGACAAGAAGCCGCCCTTAATGGAGAAAAATTTAGTGCCGCCGCTTCATTTACTAAACAGATGGGAGGTAATATAAGTGGAGCTATATCTAAAGCTAATGTATTACAGACGGTTGTTGTAGGATTAGCTGAAGCTGTATTAGAAGTTGATAATAATGCAGGGAATATGGCTAAAAACTTAAACATAAGTTATACCCAAGCCGTAGATTTACAACAAGAACTTGCAAGAATATCCAATAACTCTATGGATAACGCTATCAACACTAAGAGATTAGGAGAAGCTCTAACCGCTGTAAATTCTGAACTAGGAACCTCAGGTAAACTCACAGACGATGAGTTAAAAACCATGGTTAAACTTAAAGAACAATCTGGTTTAGCATATGATACTCAAGTGGGATTATTTAAGTATGCCAAATCAACTGGACAAGAATATAAAGCTTCAGTAGAGTCATTCCAAGCTTCAGCAAAAGCTGCTTCATATCAAAAAGGAATAGCCATTAATACAAAAAAATTAATGGCAGATATGAATAATGTATCTAATCGAACTAAACTATCAATACAAGGAGGGGCTGAAGGATTAGCAAAAGCTGCAGTTTCAGCAAAATCAATGGGTAGTAATTTATCCCAAGTTGCTGATATAGCGGATCAATTACTTAATTTTGAATCATCTATTGAAAGCGAATTAAGTGCAGAATTATTAACTGGTAAAGATCTTAATTTAGAACGTGCCCGAGGGTTAGCTTTAAATAATGATATGGCCGGAGTGGCTGAAGAAATTACTAAACAAGCTGGGTCTGCTGCTGAATTTGGTAACATGAATAGAATTCAACAAGAAGCTATAGCTAAAGCTGTAGGAATGAGTGCTGATCAATTAGCGGATACTCTTGTTGAACAAGAAGCATTAAAATCTATAAATAAAGAATTAGATGCTGATGAAAAGAAAGCATTTGATGCTGCAAAAGAAAAATATGGTGTAGAAGAAGCATCAAGGAGGCTTAAAGAGGGTCAATTAGATCAACTAGTTGCCCAACAAAACACTCAAGAAAAATTTAATGATTCCATAGAAAAACTTAAAGAAATTTTTGTTACTATGTCCCCTGCGATATTATCTATTGGAGAAGCATTAACTGGTGTTTTAAGCATAGTTGGCTATATTATGCCTGTTATTCAAGGAATTTTTGACGTATTTAAATATATTAATGGGTTTGTTGGAAAAATAGTACAAGGGATAACTAAAATGTTCCCTGCATTGAAACCTGTAGTTAAAATACTTAAAGGATTAGCTTCTATTGGAGTTATTTATGCAGCATATATGGCTTATTCTTCTTTAGCAACTATCCCATATATTGGTGTTGCTTTAGGGGCGGCAGCCGCTGCAGGAGTTATGGCTGCTGGGTTCGGAGCACTTTCCGCAGTTAAAGCGGATGACATGATTTCTGAAGCCCCAGGAGGAACAGGATATGGTAAACGTACCCTATTAGGTCCTGAAGGAGCAATCCAATTAAACGATAAAGATACAATTATTGCAGGTACAAATTTATTTGGAAATGATGTTAAATCTGAACCAGGCAAATCTACCCAAATGGGTGGAAAAGGAGAAATTAAAGTAGGTGGAGATTCTTCATCAGTAGTAAACGCAATAATGGAATTAAGAAAAGATGTAAATGCTTTAGCCAATCGTCCAATAAACGTAGCAATTGATGGTAAAAAAGTAATTGAAGCAACAACAGGTGCTCAACCAAATACTCAAGGAGACGAAAATAGAAAAAATAGTTACAAAATATCTTAATATTTAATATTTATAATAAAAACAAATAACCATGGGAATCTTAACTAAATTAACAACTCAAGGATCTGCTTTTACAGCATACGATGGAGCTACCCCAACCGTAAATCCACTTGCAACACAGCAATCAAAATTACACGTTGATGGAAATCAACCAGGATATTCATTAGATGGTACTAATGCTGGACAAGTAACAGCAGATTACAATGCATATCAAGATGGAACACCAAACCAAATTCCTCTTCCATCTTTATTAGATATAAATGGTACTATCCCTTCTTCATCCCCAGG